ATCCCGACTACGCCGACCTACGAATTTGGAAGGGCCGCATATGAAGCGCGCAGACGTCATCACGATTGCCGTAGACGGCACGACCGTGACCACCGGGGCAGCAACGGCACGGGTTGCCATCCCCAACAACTCGGCAGGCACTCGCCCCCTGTATATCCGCGTGTCTGCGTCGAATGAGAGCTATGTGCAGATCGGCGGATCCACGGTCAATGCGACGGCCAACAGCCTGCTGGTGCAGCCCGCTGACTGCGTTTTGCTGGCCGTGGGTGGTTGCACGCACATCGCACACATTCAGGGCACAGCACCCGGCCGCGTGAACATCACGCCGCTTGAGGACTTCTAACCATGGCGATGACCTGGCGGCAGATCAAGGATGCAGTGGCGGGCTATGCCCACCGCAGCGACCTTGAAACGCTGATGCCTACGTTTCTGGAGATGGCAGAGCAGCGCATCTACACGGGCGCATCAGAAGGCGACGTGCCACCTCTGCGCCTGTCGTCCATGATGACCGTGGTAAACCCTGCTTCCCCCACGCTCCCGGCTGATTTTCTGGAGATGAAGCGGGTTTCTGCGGTCATCTCGCCGAACTACAAAAAGGCGCTGGACTTCAAGCCGCTGGAGAACATGGGCGAGCGTGAAAACGCCGCCGGTTCGCCATCCTTCTTCTCGCTGCGCGGCAATAACTTGGTGTTCTCGCCGACGTTCACGCAGGACGTGGAAATCATCTACTACGCAGCCTTCCCGGCGCTGGTGAATGACACGGATACCAACTGGCTCACGCACAACGCGCCAGCCGTCTACATCAGCGCATTGCTTGCCGAAGTGGGCTACTACACCCGCGACGACGTACTGACGCAGCGCGAGCTTGCCCGGTTCGCCTCGGTGATGAACAGCCTGCAATCTCAAGACGACGGCAACAAACACTCCGGGGCACAGCTTCGGATCATGCAAGACGCACGGAGGCTCATCTAATGACCGTCGAAACCGCAACCTGGATCAGCCAGTTTGATACCACGCTGCCCACCGCTGCCGACCTCATCAGCGAAGGCGACGACCACATCCGGCTGACCAAGACTGTCCTGAAAACGCAGTTCCCCAACTTCGGCACCACGGCTGTCACAGCCTCTGCGACAGAGCTGAACTACTGCGTAGGCGTCACTTCAGCCATTCAACCCCAGTTCACCGCCAAGGCGAACAAGGCGGGCGAAACCTACACCGGCACGCACAACTACAGCGGAGCCACAGCGGTCACGCTGCCTGCTGCAACCACGATTGGCGTGGTCACTGCGGCTGAGTTGCTTTACCTTGATGGCGTGACCTCTGCCATTCAGACGCAGATCGACACGAAGGGCGCGATTGCAGGTCAGACGTGGACAGGCACGCACAACTACACCGGGGCGGCGCTCACTGTCGCTACTCAAGCGCCGGGTAACAACACCACCGCAGCAGCTTCAACGGCCTATGTAGTGGCAACTGCCTTTAACTCCGCACTGCCAGGGCAGACGGGGAACGCAGGCCGGTTCGTGACTACAAACGGCACCGTTGCAAGCTGGGCAAGTGTGACGGGCGCGGTATTTGTGATTTCCACGCCGACCAGTGCTGTAAGAGGTGGGCACTACGTCTTCACGGCGTCCACAACGCTGACGCTGCCCTCGTCGCCATCTGCTGGTGATTGGGTGCGCTTTAGTAACCGAAGTGGAACATTGACGCCAGTGATTGCACGCAACGGTCAAAACATCATGGGCTTGGCCGAAGACATAACGATTGACGCCACCCACGCCCCCGGTTTGCTGGTGTTTGCAGATGCAACGAGAGGATGGGTTTTCGCATGAGCAATTTGTCTCAGTTTTTCGCAGGTGGCGAGCCGCCGTATTGGGTCAGTGGATCTACCTACGCGCAAGGGCGAATTGTCCGTAGCCCTGCAGATCAACAGGTTTTTGTGCGCATCGTTGCGGGGGCTGGTACGACCGACCCCAGTGCAGATGCCACCAACTGGCGCGCAGAGGGAATGCGGGCGATCAAGTCCATTCAGCGCGGCGTGATCTCCATTGCCTCCTCCGTGCTGACAGGGACCGCCACGATTACCAGTGTTAACCCCGTCAAGACTGAACTGCGGATGCTTGGCAGCGTGACTAGCGCGGCTAGCGTCCTCAATGAAGGAACAGGCCATGTTGTGCTGACCAATGCCACTACCGTAACGGCCACGCGACAGTTCAACGGCGCGACCACTCTCGGTATCTCTTGGGAACTCACGGAGTATTTCTAATGCCTTACTATGCCCAACTGAACGCCGATAGCGTGGTGGAGTCTGTTACCGAAACGTCTGCACCATTGCCGCCTGCTGCGCATCTCATCTTGATTGATGGCCTGCGCACTGAACTGATGGGGCAGAGCTATAACGGCACCACGCAGCAATTCACGCCGCCCGCTGTAGCTCCAGCCGTTCGACACATCACCAAGCTAGGGTTTCGCAACCGTTTCACGCGCGCAGAAAAAGTGGCGCTCGAAATGGCTGCGCTTGACAACCCTGCTGCAACTATCGCTCAGCGCCAGCAGTCGGCAGCACTGCGCGCAGACCTCAAAGACCAAGAGGGCGCGACCTTCATCGACCTGGATCGCGCAGACCTACGGGCAGGCGTGCAGGCGCTGGAGGCCGCTGGGCTGATCGCGGCTGGCCGTGCGCTGCAGATTCTGGATGCACCTGTGCAAGAGATTGAACGATTCCGGGGCGGCTGACACATGAAGCTCGCCTCTTACATCGGCACCCGCAAGGGCTTGATGGGAATCGGTAACGTCCTGATCCGCCTTCGCCTCGGTGGCCGCGAAAGCCACAGCGAGATTGTCTTTGAACCAGGCGATGGTGTAGATCACCTGATGCCCGATGGCACCTGCCAGCCGGATGCCAATGGTGCGCTGTGGTGCTGCTCTAGTGTGGGTCTGGAGCGTATGCCCGCATGGTCTAAGCGCCGGGCGGGTCGCATCGGTGGAGTCCGCTTTAAGCGCATTGACGTATCCGGCGACCATTGGGCCGTGGATGAATCCCGCGCAGATGCTTTGTTGGCTGCACAGTGGGCCAGCGACAACGAGGGCCGCTTGTACGACTGGCAAGCCATTGCGCGTTACTTGCTGTGGGTTCTCCCGCCGAAGGTGTCGCGCGGCATGTGCAGCGAGGTCTGCGCGACGATGCTGGGGGCTCCTGAACGTGACGCGCATTTGTTTGACCCGCGCTTGCTGCGCGTGGTGGTGAAACTGGGAGCGAACTGATGCCAGTCATCACTATTCCCATGGTGGGCCAGTACGGCGTCATCAAAGACCAGCCACCGCACGAACTGCCGATTAACGCGTGGTCAGATGCCGCCAATGTTCGTTTCCGTGAGAACGGGGCCGAACGATTCAAGGGCGAGAAATCCCCCTTCGCTGCGCCTGCTGTGACGCCGTACTGGCTGCAGCAGTACAACGCTGGCGGCAAACGCTGGTGGGTCCATGCAGGGCTTAATGCGCTCTATGCAGACGATGGAACTGCCCGCACCAACATTACGCCCGCATCGGCTCCCACAGGTGCGATAGACGACCGTTGGACGGGTGGCGTTTTGAATGGCGTGCTGATCGCCAACAACGGTGTGAACGTGCCTATCTCGTGGGGCGGCACAGGTGTCGCAGTGAACTTGGTCAACTGGCCCGCAACGACCCGCGCGGCTGTGATTCGCCCGTTCAAAAACTTCGTGGTGGCACTCGACATTACGAAAAACGTTGGGACCACGAACAACCGATTCCAGCACATGGTGAAGTGGTCGCATCCTGCTGTTCCGGGTGCGCTTCCCGACTCCTACGACGAAACCGACCTCGCAAAGCTGGCTGGTGAATTGGACCTTGCCGAAGATCCTTCGCTGATGGTGGACGCGCTCCCATTGGGCGATGCGCTCATCATCTACAAAGAGGCGTCCATGTGGAGCATGACGCAGACCGGCAGCGCAGAGACGCCATTTCGTTTCCAGCGCCTGCCCGGTTCGGTGGGTGCTTTGGCGCGTGGCTGTATCGCCAACACCGATGTGGGCCATGTGGTGATGACGCCTGGTGATGTGGTGGTTCACACAGGGCAAGGCCCCCGGTCAATCATCACCGGGGTGCTGCGCCAGTGGATCTTCAACCAGATCGATTCCACCAACCGAAAGCGTTCCTTTTTGGTGACGAACCCACCCGCAAACGAGGTGTGGGTGTGCTTCCCCGAGTTGGGCAAAGCAGCCTGCACCATGGCAGCGGTGTGGAACTGGGTGACAAACACATGGGCCATCCGTCCGCTGAACAACGTCACGTATGGCGCTGTGGGGCAGATTGACTACAACATCCTATCTACATGGGCAGCGGCTGGCGACAGTTGGAACGACGCGGTAAACGCTTGGAATCAGGACGAACTGAGCCCAGCGCAATCGCGTCTTTTGACGACGCACGCAACCCCCGCAATCCGTGCGGTCGATGTGTCAGCCAAGTTCGACGGCGCGGTGTTCACATCCAAGCTAGAGCGCATCGGTCTTGCGTTTGACAAGCCGGATCAAGTCAAGCTACTCAAGTCTGTCTATCCCCGCATCGACGCAGCCAAGGGCACGAAGGTGCAGATTCAGGTAGGCGGCACGAACGACACAGAAGTAGCTCCGACATGGAGTGAACCCGTGGTCTACACCGTGGGGCAGAGCTACAAGGCAGACACCTTTGCTTCTGGTCGATTCATTGCGATCCGCTATCAATCGCTGGACAACCAGCCATGGCGCGTCAGATCGTATGACGTGGATGTGCAGATGCAGGGGATGTACTGATGTACCGCCCCCTCAATGTCCCCGACGACCCGGCCCAGTTGCCGGGTTTTCTACGTCTGGAGCACGAAAACATCTCGCGCGGCTTCAACAGCTTCCCATGTCTCCATCTGGAGATGACCTACGTGGCTCCCGCCAAGCCGCGTGATGGTGATGTGTACCTCGCAGACGGAAGTTTGTGGAACCCCGGTTCTGGGGCTGGTTATTACGGATACCGGGCAGGTGCCTGGCGCTTTTTGGGCTGAAAGGAAACAACATGGCAGCAGGACTAGACCCCACAACCGGCATCTATACGTATGCGGACGGCTCTACGTATCAAAACCCGTTTAATTACGGCAGCTCATCGAGCCCGCAATGGTCGCTGAGCAATTCGCAAATGACGTCCATGTTTGGCGACCAGGGCGCGGCGGTCAACGCCACCAATGCAGCCAACGGCGTGACTCCACAAGGCACAGGCGGCGCATCGTGGGGGCCTGGCACCAGTGTCGCTGCAGGCTCGCCTCCGGGCGGTGGTGGCTTTGTAAACAACAAGCAGCCGATGCAAATGGGCGCACCCGGTATGCCAGGCGCACAGGGTGGCATGGGTATGCAGGGCGGCGGCGCAATGGGCATGGGCAACTCTGCCATGGGCGGCGCACCCTCGGGCCAAAACCCCTACCTCTCGCAAATGGGTGACGTGATGGCGTCGCAGATGACGCAGAACTTTAACCGCAAGGTGATGCCGCAAATTTCTGCACAGCAAGCAGCAACAGGCGGTTTCGGTGGCTCGCGCCAAGGCGTGATCGAAGCCAATGCCATGAACGACCTGAACGGCCAGATCGGCAACGCATTGACCAACCTGTACGGCCAAGGGTTCAACACCTCGCTGAACTACGACCTTGGCTTGCGCAACAACGATCTCGGCTTTGCAGGCTTGGACGCGCAGATCAACCAGAACAACTTCAACAACCGCCTGAACGGCGCGAATTTCGGTCTGGGCATCTACGACCGCCAGCAGCAAGGCAACCAAGCCGGAATCAACGCGGGCACGAACATTCAAAACACGCCCATGAACTACTGGTCGCAGTTTGGCAACCAGTACAACTCGATTGGGCGCGGGTTCAACAGCACGACCGGTTCGGTAAACCAGCAAGGCAACCCTGCAATGGCTGCACTAGGCGGCGCGCAGTTGGGGAGCCGTATCGCAAGCGGTATGGGCGGCATTGGGGGCTCTGCGTCCGACACGCAAAACTGGACGTATGGCGGCAGCGGCACCAATCGCGGCCCAAGCGACAACATCGATTGGATTTACGGCTGATGCACTACACGCCTTCCACCATCCCCGAAGAAGCGGTGGATGCGCTGCGGCCTGCCTTCGATCATTGCGACGACCAGTATGTAGAGGACTGGATTGCCATGTGCAAAGAGGACAAGGCCCAACTATGGCGCAAGGGTGACTACTGGCTGCTTTCCATGGTCGTTCAGACCAAGCGCGGCCTTGCGATTGATCTCAAGTTCAGCGCAGGCGTTTACGAACCCGAACTGGTGGACGAGGCCAACGATTGGGCCAAGTCCATCGGCTGCGTTCGCTCTTACTTCTCAGGCCGCCCAGGTTGTGCGCGCCGCCGTCCCGATTACCGCATTCGATGCGTGACAGCAGAAAAGGAACTTTGACATGCCAGCAGCAATTCTCGGCCCCATCGCGGGCGCAGCGGTCGGTGGTTTGATGGGCGGCGACAAGGGCGGCGGATCATCGCAAACCACCAATGAGCCGTGGGCACCACTGCAAAAGCCACTCATTAACAGCGCCAACACCGGCCAAGACCTTGAGCGGTACTACCAAAAGAACCCGTTCAACCGTCTGCAGCAGCAGGGCTACCAGAACCTGTTCAGCGACCTCGATCAGTTCCGCAACCAGATCGCGCCCGGGATGATGCAGTTCGCCAATCAGATGATGCAATCTGACTACCAGCGCGGCCCTCGCAACTCCCAGCGCGAAGCCATGGGCGGCGGTATGCAGACCAACATGAAGCAGCCCATGATGATGCAGCCCGGGAGCGATGGCGTGTACGACACCAAGCCTATGCAAATGGGTGGTGGCCTCATGGGTGCCATGGGTCAAGCAGGCCAGATGCAGCGCGGCGACATGAGCGGGCAGAGCTTTGGTGCGGGAATGCCTGGCGGTAGCGCGTCGTACGGCGGTCAGCAAGGGCTACTTGCAGCAATGGGGCAGGGTGGGCCATTCCCCATACCCTCCGGTGGCTCCTACGGGCTTCTGGACTTCACAGAGCTGAACCCATTCACCTCCACAACCAACGGCATCCCTCCAACTCCGGTTGACACCAAGCCGCCCGAAAAGTCGCCCGACGACCTCGCCCGCGAAGAATGGGAGCGCCGTCGCATCTCCGGTGAAGGCTATCGCGGCGAAGGAGCGTAAAACATGGCAGGACTTCTGGACTTCAATGCAGAGCAGCCGGGGGGCATCTTCGGTGGGCTCCTGAGCGACCCGGGCGCACGGTTGGGCCTGTCGATGCTGGCGGCTTCTTCGCCCAAGCTGCGCGGGTTGGCTGACGTGATGGCGAACCAAGACCGGATGCAGCAGCAACAGCAAGAGGCTGCATGGATGAAGGTGCAGCGTGATCGCAAGATGAAGGAATGGGACGCGCAGGATCAGGAAAACGCTCTGGCGGGTCAGTTCTTCACACCTGGCTCGCAGGGCCTTGCGCCACTTGCTGGTGACCCAGCCGCAGGCATCTTGCCCAGCGCAGGCCGTCCCGGCGCAGCACCGCAGTTCGACATGCAGGGCTATGCGCAAGCCATGATGAAGGTCAACCCGCAGCGCGGTATGCAGTTGATGCAGTCCATGAAAAGCGAACTGCCGGTGGACAAGATCGATCCCAAGGCATACACCCCGGCATCGCTGGCGAAATTTGCACAGTCGCGCAACTATGGCGACTTGGTGCCACGCGACAAGCTGGAGTTTGTCGAGGGGGTGGGTGTCAATCCTTTCGACCCTTCAAACGCAAACCGCGCCATTCCCAATCCGAACAAACCCTTCATGCCCGATGGTCAAGGCAACATCGTGCCCAACAAAGCCTTTCAGGACTACGAGATCCGCAAGGCTGGCGCAGGCGCGGCGCGCACGTCCAACAACATCAGCGTGAACACTGAAAAGAGCCTGCTCAACACGATTGCGGGCGGGATGGGTTCACAGATCGATGCTTCTCTGGCGCAAGCCAAGGGCGCATCGGATCAGCTTCGCACCATCGGGCAGTTGGGCGAAGTGTTGAACTCTGGCAAGGTGATGGCAGGCCCAGCAACCAAGCCCGCCATGCTGTTTACGCAGCTGGGTTCACAGCTTGGGCTTGCTGGCAAGGATGCCAACGAAACCCTGGCCAAGACACGCGATGCCATGCAAAAAATGGCGCAGTTGGAGTTGGACGCAGCCGCGCAAATGAAGGGCCAAGGCCAGATCACGGAAAGCGAGCGGGACATTATTCGCCGCGCCGCATCCGGAGACATCAGCATGACGTTGCCAGAACTCAAGACGCTGACCGCTTCGCTTGAGAAGACGGCCCGGTTTCGCATTGATCGGCACAACCAGAACATTCAGCCACTGCTTGCGAACCCCAACGCGGCAGCGCTGGCCCCGTTCCTCACCGTGCCTGCGCCGCCTCCACGGCAGATGCAGCAAGAGCCACAGCAATCTGAACCCGCCTCCGGAGGCTGGAAAATCCTAGGGGTCAAATAGTGCCAATCTACACAGTCCAAGGCCCTGACGGCAAGACGTACACAGTCGAAGGCCCAGCGGGTGCGACTGCCGATCAGGTGGGCGCGTTCGTGATGAGCCAGCAGCAGGCCCCTGCCCAGACCGTCAAGGAAGCAGGCCAGTCGCTCAATCGTAGCTTGTCCGATATTCCCCGCCAGATCGGCTTAACAGCACGTTATGCACTGGAAGGCCCCGCACAAGCTGCGCAGATCGTTACCGAACCCATCGCGGGCTTGATGCGCCTCGGCGGGATCAAGACACCGCCGCTGGGCGAAGTCGCGTCCGGCCTTGCCGATACATTCGGCTTGCCTAAGCCTGAATCGGCGCAAGAGCGGGTCGTAGGCGATGCTACGCGCTTGGTAGCCGGGACGGGCGGCATGTGGGGTGCCTCGCGTGCTGCCGCAAAGCTGCCTGGGATGATCGGCACGGTAGGCGCTGGCATGGCCGCAAACCCTACAGCGCAACTGACCTCCGCAACAGGTGCGGGCACGCTCGGGGGCATCTCTCGGGAAGGTGGTGGGAGTGACCTGCAGCAAGCAGGCTCCGCGCTGATCGGCGGTGTTGCTGGCGGTCTGGTGCCGGGTGTGGCGAACGC